CTCAAGCACCCACAGTCATTCTACTTAACTAAGATTTCCCTGCAAACCGTTTTTGTCCGGCACAGTAAATATCCAACTAAACCAATAGCGTTCGCTGTATTTACCGCCAGTATTCAATGCACGTGACCGCCATGAACACCCCTAAAAAAAGGGCATTTATATGTCCAAACATTAATATCAAAACATCAATTTTTTCCATATACCTTGCTGTGAAGATGATGGGCATACATGATGCGAACAACCAGAACGCAACAAACAAAAACTGCAATGCGTTTTTCATTATTCCCCCTACAATCAATGTGCAATTACATTTAAACACACCTCAATTTGGCCGGACATACAAATATCTAAACCAGAAAAAATCACTTACATAGCGTTACAAACTCTTTAGTCTAAATATTCATCGTAAAACATTCCCCATACTTATCAGCCCACTCTACGCCAGGTAGCTCATTGCCTTATCTGGGAATCTGTAATCAGGTTTCCGTTTTTCAGTCGGCTGGTCGTTTAACCGGCATAGTTAACCCATTAATCTGGTTGCCGGATACTGGTGGATTTTCGCGTTTTAGTTGTTCATAAAAGTGCACAGCTTTAACCAGTTCTTCTGATGTAACCGGGACTGGTGGGGCAGTGAATAAGGCCTGAATTTCATAGTTCGGCCTGTCGTTACAATCCTCTTTTTTCGGTACATATTTCCAGTCACCAACCCACAACTCCCCCTGAGAGTCCATAACACCTTTTTTCACGTAGCGATATCGCCACGCTATCGGCTCTGCTTCCAGCGATGCCAGTGCAATTTTGAATAACTCGCCCTCTACTCGCGCCATCCCTGAATTGGGGTGGCATTTCGTAATCGCTATTTTTAATTTGGCTTCTTCGATTAATTGTTCTTTTGTTAATTCAGTCATTTTCATTACCGCCCTTTCAGGCGGCCTCCTGATGTTCTGAGGGTGCAGAAATCCCTCCGGTTAAGGATTAAATTTTATTTACAGTGCTGGATTTAATTATTCAGATTTGGATTATGCTTTCTCTTCACTCCGGTATACAAGAATTACAACGTCACCTCTGCTAATCACGCGAGCTGGCTCTCCTGGTTCTATACTGTCAATATCGAAGGTCTCAAAAAACGCATTCATTGCCTTCTGCCGCTGCGTCTGTTTACAGCGTTTATTCCATTCTTTCAGTAACATCAGTGACAGCCACCGCCATGAGCAGAACATGATGTAGCACCAACCAAGAAGCGCCAACCCCGTATTGAGGGCCGTACCAATCGTCATTGTTGCGTCGATATTCACTGTACCTCCTCCTGGAAAATAACTGCATGCCCCAGTTTCTCCGCCAGCGCCAGTTCTGCCTTAGCACCTGCTGACCGCTGCCAGCCTTTCAGCATGTAAATCGCATCCACACAACGAATCATTGCCATGCAAATATCCATGTAGTGCGGCTGTGTCAGCCCATCCGGAAGTACTGCCGGGTTCAAGACTGTATGCCCTTCCCGTTTCAGTTCCTCTTCCGCCTTGTGGAACGCCTCACGGTTGAAATTTTTATACCCGGTCATTGGACCGGCAATATAAACTCTCACCCTCACTCCTGAACTCTCCTGTCGAAATAAACGTAGTTATTCACTGTGCGCAACGGCATTCCAAATTTTCTGGCGATTTCTCTCCTGGGTACGCCACGCTGATGCAGCTGTCGCGCCAGTTCAATATCACTCTGCGGATATTTTGTTGACTGGTGATAATCACCCCGTAACATCAGGCTGACACCCAGTTCCCGCGCTTTCGTTCTGACAGCATCACCTGTACGACCGGTCAGCCTCCCAATGCTTTCGACCGTCATCGTTCCCGCACACTGCCGGAGTATCATGATTTCAGCCTCGTACCACTTCTTCCAGCCACTCACCGCTGCAGCTCTCCGGTCGCGGTAATATCACGAAGAATATCCCGGTGCTTGTTCAGCTCCCGCAGCGCGGCGCAGACTCGTTCCCACTTCTGGACATGACTTTTCGCCCGACGCAGTTCACGATTTGCTATATGCAGCGATGGTAAAATCAGGTTATCCGCTTGCGTTTCAGTAAACGATGGCAACGACTGCACAATGTCCGCCACAGTTTCGGTTTTAATATCTTCCTGTGTTGCAGCTTCCAGTACTGGTAACGCAACACCGGCTGGCTGAGGAAAGGCTTTACCATCAGTTTCCGCTACCGATGCAGCTTTCGGCTCTGCTGGTAAATTATCGCCCGGCATGCAGTAACGAAATTTACCGTTCTGATTAACGCGAATCAGACGACCTTTACTGATTGCCATTGCCAGCGTTGAAGCCACTTTGCGTGATGTGATGCCGAAAAACGTAGCCAGTTCATCCACCGTTTGTGGTCCGCGTTGTTCAATCGTTGCGGTTAAATCGCACTCTGAGATTTTCGCTACTGTTGCTGTGGTGGTTTCTTCCGGCAGTTCTGCCTGCGCTGGCTGTTCCTGCTGAACGTTGTTATCAGCCACACGCCAGGTGTACGCGCTTTTATCAACGAAACCAGCCTTTTTCAGTTCCCATAGTTCGTTCAGCACTTCTTCACGACTGATATCAAGTCGCGCAGCCAGCTCTACCGACGTGGCTTTTCCCATCGCTTTCAGTGCGTCAAAAACAGTCTCCATAAATTTCCTCCCGGTAAAAATTACTTCTCAACTCAAACAAACCCAGCCGCTTTCCGGCGTTCATATTCCTGTTTCAGCAACTCAATTGGCGTTGGCCCCGACGGGCGTTTGGGTGCCGCCAGTTGTCGCCGGACTGGCGGAACACTCAGGCCGTTACTAACATGCTTTGCCCATTTCGTCAGCTGCCGTTCTGCAAGCCGTTTTAATTCCCCTTCGGTCATCTGGCGCTCAATCCCCTTTGAACGCATCTCAAGGCAAATGTGATACAGCACAGGCTGAGGCCACGGGTACTTATCACTTCCGTCATATCGCCAGGACTCATTGCGCCAGCGGCGGTACTCCTCCATCACAGCATCCACCGTCAGACCGAATGGATTGGCTCCGCTCTCCGAAATCAGCGCCACAAACTCAGCCAGGTCCGGAGGCCATGTTTCACCCGCCCGGCAGCGGTCCATGCACTGGCGGCAGACCTGTCGGATTTGCTGCTCAGTCATCGCGCCAATCTGTGCAATCCAGAGCTTCGAAGGTGCGGCCCCGTTCTTCTGGGTCCAGCGGTTCGAATAAACCTCCCCCATGAGTTCCCACAGCTTCCAGACCGTTTCCGTCGCTGATAAATCCGTTTTCACGTTCCCACTGCTCACGTGCTGCCCGAATTTCCTGAACTGCCCGTGATGCGGTGCCACCTGGTGCTGCTGCATGGTTTACCCCCTTGCTGACTGGCTTAACCTGCGCCCTGACGTGATTTACGTGACGGGCGAATTTCTGCTCCCACTGAACCTGCGTGAAAACTTTCCCCTCCGCTGCCCAGTAGTCCCGGAAAGCGGCAAGTTCAGCAGGTGTAAATTCCGGCTCCGGCAAAGCCATCCCCCACAACGCAGCCCGTCGTCGAAAATCCGGCGACGGATGCCAGTCATCGACCATCGGAAATTTCCCGATGGGTTCGCTCAGTCCATCCAGGGATGCAGGTTCTGCTGCCTGCAACGGCGTACCACTCGACTCACTGGTCGGAGCACTCTCGCGCACGTGCGCGTTATGTGTGGGGTTTAATTCTTTATCTGTATCTTTATCTGTCGTGACTCGTCGTGACATGTCGTGACATATGCGTGACTCGTCGTGACACCCCTCATTCTGTTTTCGTAATTTTTCCCTCTCGCGCTGCGCTCTCTTGCGCTCTGCCGGGGATTTCGCGGTTTGTGAAACGTTGCCATTGTCCTCTTTAAGTACCTGGCGTTTTTCCCATCCGGTGATTAAATCTCCATCAAGTACCCGCCCCTGCATTGCCTGTAAAATTGAATCAATTACTTCTTCCGTCACATCAAGCGCACTTGCTAAATCTTCCGTCGTGACATCAATGTGACCACGTAGTGACACGCCGTGACATGTCGTGACATTTCGTGACGCGCTCACCAGAAGGTGGATATACACCGCCATCACTGTTGCAATTGGCTGTCCTGACACCCTGGAAATTGTTCGCCACTTAGGATCATTTGGCATGTCATGCCATAACCTGAGCCAGGCATTAGCCATACTCACCTCTTCTGATACCGAATCTTTTTACTCACGAATTACCGGAAGCGATCCGGTATGAATATTGTCAGTCAATGCACAACCACAATATTTCCCGCCGGGCCACCACGATTCATCTGGTTGAAACCAGCGATCGCCACTGCGACAAAATCATCAGCGTCTCTCACCAGTCGTTCCCGCGTCTCCACCAGCTCCCGAAAATAAGCTGAACTGTGGCTGCGCATTCGGGCCACCAGCAGAGGCGGCATTGCTTTTTCGATCGCTGGTAACAACGCCTGAATTTTTTTAACCGCATCAGGAGTGTCTTTCTCCACCCAGCGGAAAATTTTCTGGGTATTGCGAGCCAGGGCTTCCGGATGGCTGTCGTCATATAATTCCGGGAACGTCATACCAAGCTCAAAATAAGCCCGGGTTATTTCAGCTGCCGGAACTTTTTCACCGTCCGGATGCGCCCAGGCATTCATCGCCATGCGGATGTGCTCATGCCTGATTTTCATGAATCAACTCCGATGCATTTGGTGTGTTAGCCTTGAATCCAACAGGTAAGCCGTCGGTTGGATTCGGGTAAATATCAGGCCGGAGTTCATGAGGTGTAACCTCGAAATTCGTTACTTCAGCAACACGTAATGCTTTTTCAGGGCTGAATCTTTCATAGCCTCCCAGCACTCGACTTACATGCACCTGAGATAAACCCGTTAGCTTCCCAAACTGTAGCTGGGTGATATGTTTCTCTTTTAAATAGTCTCTTAAGTTCATAGCCAACCTTCTACGTTATGCCTCGAGCAAATATTAGCCCCGCTAATTTTAAAGATCAATAGCCAGACTATCTTTGATAATATTGGTAAAACAAATAAACTCTATGTATGAAAAAAACACGCGAAGTGATTGCAACTCCAGAAGCGAGCAAGAATTTAAAAGCCGCATGGAATGCAAGAAAAAAAGAGCTGAAGCTGACTCAAGAGCTGGCGGCTGAGTTGTTGGGATTCGAATCTCAAGGCACCGTTAGCCAGTATCTGAACGGCAAGATACCGGTAAATACCGACGCTGCGCTAAAATTTGCGGCTCTGTTAAAGGTAAAACCAGAGGACATTCGAGAAGACCTTAAAGACTTAATGAATTATGTAAGATCATCAGATACTTATGATGATAACTTTTCAGGCAAAGGATGGAGGCTGGTCAATGAAGAACAGGCAGAGTTACTTAACCTCTTCGAGATTCTACCTGCGTCAGAAAAAGCCAAACTCCTTAACCAGCTACGTGGACTAAACAAGCTCTACGAGGAAGCCTTCGAGAACATGCTGGCACTAAAGAAACGTAACCAGTAGCCACCGCTCACTACCCCATCCACAACAAAAAAACCGACGTCTTAGTCGGTTTTTTTGTGCCATAACTTCTGCAAATCAGCTGTATAACTAATATTTTTCCCTTGAAAAAACATTTACATAGTTACCAAATCAAAAATATCATACGCCATACTATTGACTTAAAATATCCGCGTTACTAATATTTCTATCAAGAACAGCACGGCGCTGTAGGTTTTAGTTCCGCCACCCGGCGTTAAGGGGAAATGAGGTCAACATGGATACTATCGATCTTGGCAACAACGAATCTCTGGTATGTGGTGTGTTCCCCAACCAGGACGGTACGTTCACCGCGATGACGTATACCAAAAGCAAAACGTTTAAAACCGAAAATGGTGCCCGTCGCTGGCTGGAAAGAAACTCAGGTGAGTGATATGGATTTCGACACAATAATGGAAAAGGCTTACGAAGAATACTTCGAAGGCCTTGCCAAAGGCGAAGAAGCTCTCAGCTTCAGTGAGTTTATACAGGCGCTTTCCAGCCCGGCAAAATCTAACGGCTGATAAGCGAAGCAGCACCGCGAGGAATCAGTATGCAGAAACGAGAACCCGTCATCATCGCGCCAGACTATACCGATGATGAACTTTATGAGTGGATGCACCAGAAAATTAAGGCTGCGCAGGACCTGAAATGGGCCAATGAAGCCAGGGCTAAGCAGGCTGAAAATCTGTCCGCTCTGGAGCAGGATATCACCAATCTGGAAAAAGCAGCGGCATTAAGCATTGCCAGAATGATTACATACCCACGTTAATGGTTAACCAACGAGGCTAATAATGGAATTTAAAGATTTACCAAAAGAAATCCAGATAATTGCTGCAACGACACTCGGTGATAGTCTGGTGAAAATTTACCCGGCATACACCAAAAAAGAAACCATCGATAATATGGTTCGTAATGTGCGCAATGCTTTTTCAGGGCTATATGGTTCTGATAATCAAAAGCAGGAAAGCGATGTTAATAAACGGGTAATTTCTGTTTGCGTGAATGGCCATGTTCTTTCATCAATCAAAACAGAAACGGCGACAGTCTTCGATTGCCTTTGCATTGTACAGAGCCTTGTTGATGCCCTGTTTCGTTCAGTGAATTTAGAAAATGATGCAAATCTGCGAGGGCGCACAATAGCACATCCATATGCACATACTTTAGGCTCTGTGGATATCAAAGATCCCACAAATCTTTAATGAAATAGTTAACGCGAATTGCACTTGCTCTTTCAATTGCTTTCAGAATACGCGTTGAAACTGCTGGCGGTAATTTGGTATTCCATTTATTAAAATCATGCCCGGGAAAGTACTCTTCGAAAATACTTTTAACTGCAGACTCGCCTATTGAAATGCTGCTTACCATGCGATTTTGATAAAGGCATTTAGCAATAAGAGTTGATTTTAACATTCACCCTCCTGAGGGTTGGTAATTAAGGAGTTCTCCATGGGTGAAGTGGAGTGCGTGCGCCGGACACGGGTGAACATCCGGCACTGACAGTTTACTGAAAGGATATTTCTCTGAAAAGTCAGAGCATAACGCGAAAGCGCACGGCGAGGTTGCTGGTTCATAGATAGCCTGTCGTTAAATTTTCGTCGACCGTGCGCTTCCGGTTGTGGCACTCCGCGAAATGGCGCGGCGGTAAGTATGGCGGGGGTATTCCTTCCCCGTTGAGGACACCGGGTTGTCAGGTTGACCATACGCCTGAGTGACAACTCCGCTACAACAACCCATGTTGATTACCTTTTGGCGGGTATTCGTTTTGTTTTTCCCGTGATACCCGCCCCTTTTAAAGTGAATTTTGTGATGCGGTGAATGCGGCTCAGCGCACGCGGAACAGTTAAAACAAGCGGTCTTTTACTTGCGTAACAGACATCAACTAACAATCCGGCGTTAATGGTTTACTGGTTAACGTCACCTGGAGGCACCAGGCGCCGCATCACAAAATTCATTGTTGAGGACGCGATAATGGAAACGTTATTACCAAACGTTAATACGTCTGAAGGTTGTTTTGAAATTGGTGTCACTATCAGTAACCCAGTATTTACTGAAGATGCCATTAACAAGAGAAAACAAGAACGGGAGCTATTAAATAAAATATGCATTGTTTCAATGCTGGCCCGTTTACGCCTGATGCAAAAAGGATGCTGGCAATGAATACTACATTTGCACTTGTTCTGACGGTTTTTCTTGTTTCCGGTGAACCGGTTGACATGGTTACTGGCGTATACGGCTCAATGAAAGAATGCATGGTTGCCGCAGCGGAACAGAAAATTCCCGGTAACTGTTATCCGGTCGATAAAGTTATTCACATGGATAATAACGAAATCCCGGCAGGACTTAAAACAGCACCGTAATTAATATCCGGTTTCATTTTTATATGCCAGCAATGGCAGGG